CCCCATAACAACGATGCTAAACGTTTTTTACATTTACGAAGATTATCAAACATTGGTGCAATATGAGTTATAGCTTGCTTTTGCTTTAATTCTATTGCTCTACCACTTGCATTAGCAGGCATATCTACACCCATTAAAGCTTCGTTTATACCAGAAATAGAAGGCAAATCAGCAGCAGCTTCTTGTCCTGCTTGAAACAGTGATAATGGTGGCTGTGGTGCTTCTAATCTTTGCATAGCTCCACGAGATAATGTTCCTGGCTGAACTTCTATTACACCACCTGGAAGACTAGCCAATTTCTTCATATGGGCTTTTTGTTCATCAGATTGTGCATCTGCTTCACGAATCCAGTTATTATATGAAGAAGTATTTAATATGTGAAGTGATTGACTTCTACGTTTATTAACTTCTCGCTGTGGATCTTTTAAGTCTCTGACAATACCAGCAGGCTCATCTTCATCAAAAAATTTAAATACTACAAAGGGAATAAATGGTATTTGTCCATGTTCATAAGGACTTTCGATATCTTCTAGTAAAACACCGCCAAAAAAAGAACAAACCCTTACCTTGTCTACAGTAATTGTTTGTTCTATCGGTATTTGCCCTGACAAATACATTTGCATTAATTGTTCTTCAGATATATTTTGCATATCTTGTTCATTAATTATTTTTCCACCAGGCATTATATAAATTTTTTCTTTAACTTTTACCTTATACCAGCATTCAACTAAACGTAATTTTTGTAAATCTCTTTTGTAATATAGATGGTCATATTGTTCATCTACTGGTTCCATAGAGTCATATTCTTGCTGTTGATTTTTTATTTCTTCTGCTTTTTCTGGATATACATTTATTAAGTCAGCTTTATTTACCCATTTAGCACGAATAATATAATTGGCATCAGAATAATCTATTTCTTTTGCTTCTGGATCTATATACATATTGAAAGGGTTTTCACGAGCAATTTTTATTTCTCCATCGCCCATTTCTTCATCAAATTTGTAATAAACCCAAAACCAACCAATACCGCCAATAGCACCATCCATAAAAACTTGAGACTCTTGATATTCATAATCACAATCATCAAAGATATACCTTGTAACACCTTCACGGACTTTACAAAGCTCCATATCATCATTTGTCCTAGGCAAAAAGGAAATATCATAACGATTAAGCCTTTGATATCCTGATAATACATTCATAAGTGGTTTTATTTTATTAATAGTAATTGCAGGTCTACCAAATTTTTCAAGCTGTTCTTTATCTGCATTTTTCCATTGCTTACCAGATACAAATCTATAATCTTCTTTAGCTTCTTTCCGCCAATCTCTTGATTTATCTACAGCATCTTGAAACCATTCTCTTATCTTTCCTAGCCCAATTTTATTTTCTTCTGGTGCAGCTCTTACATCATTATTTACTTCATCAAACATTTATTATTCCTCTTTAAAACATTTTGGATATGTCTCTTTTATTGCTTTTAAACCCAATATAGCAGATTTTATTATTGCTTCTGTCTGTATTGTTTTATCACAAGTAAAAGATACATATCCTTTTTGTATTTTATTTACATTACATTTACTATATTCATTACAACCATATAATGCTGTTTGTGCGATAGCAGAAACAGCACTGCAAACAATATCCTCTTTGTCTTTTTTTGCATAATTTGCATGTCCACGAACTAAAAGACCAATGATATTTTCATTTGCAGGTGAACTTATTTTTGTAAAATAAACCATACATTCTCCTTTTAATAAGCCCATGCACTAGGTTCATGGCTTATATTTTCATAATCATTTTTCTTAAACTTCCAACCATCTTTTTCAGGTCTTGTTGGCTTATATGGTCTAGATAAACATGCATATCCTGTTTCATCAACACAATGGTCTTCACCATTCGTATCGATTTTTTCAGGCTGACGTTTATCATGAGTAACTAAAGGAAATGTTCTCAAATTATGAAAACATGTACTAAAAAAGCGTAAAGCTGGTATTTGTACTCCGTCTTTACGCTTATATCCTTCTAATCTTAATTTTATTTCTTCCGCCATAGCCATTCTTCCTTTACCACATTCTCTAAATGTAGTATGACCATTTTTTATTAATACTTTATTTATTTCTTCAGCTACAGTAGGAACACCTGTATTTATATTGGCCCAACATGCACTATCTAATACTCCATAAGCTATTTTTTCATCACATTCCCTATCGACTATTTTTTGAGCTACTTGTGCAGCTGTTTCTTTTGTCCCTACATTTGCTTTACCACCATAGCCATATAATTCACGATATTTCCAAAGATTACCATCATAATCTACTGCATACCAACCTACAGCATAAGGCTTTGCACTTCCCCAGTCCATACTTCTAAATCTCACCCAATTATCTGGTATTTTAAAAGGTTTTACGACATGTCGTTTTTCAGAGAAATTAGAAAAAAACTGTCCACCAAGTAAGCCCCATTCGCCAAGACCATATACACGATACCCTTCAGGATCTTGCTCTTTTCTCATCATCATACGTTCGCTATATGCTGGATCAATAAATAAGTTATCTTGATAAGTAGATTTATGTGTAAATATCGATGCTCGTGGTGTATCAAAATATTTTGCTTTTATCCAATGAGTTGCAGATACAGGATTAAAAGATAATGTTATTTGATAATATAGATTTTCATTAATCAGTTTTCCACGCAAGCGGTCATCTAGTATATCTATATCATTTTCTTCTAATTCTGTTGCTTCTTCAGCCCAAATCCAAGTTAATTTACCACGTGTAAAAGTAACAGACTTAACACCTTCACGTTGTTTATCATCTTTCATACCACGGAATAATACTTCATTTCCTGTTGTTTTACATCGCAGTGCTAATGGTGATTTACCTATATCCCAATAAAAATCCGCCATACTACCACATATACGATTAATCGCAGACACTAATTCGCTATATGTACTTTGACGGTTCCAATCCCCTATTTTACGAATAACTAATAAGTTAGCACCTTTGTATTTAGGGTTCATTAATTTTAAGATATAGTCTTGTGCTATATTTACACTTTTACCACTACCAGCACTACCTCTCATACAACGATATCGACATCTTGTTTCATTTGCTTGTTTAAATATTGGATTGAAATAAACTCTAGTTTCCGCCATCTTCTTGCACCTCACTACCTTCTTCATCAGGTGGTTTGCCATAAAATGGTTGTAAAATCAACGGTTCTGCTGGCGGTTGCGGTGGAGTAGATTTTATCTTAGTGATATTTAATTTTTCTTGTTCAATTACCAGACGTTGTTTATCCATTTCACGCTGGTATAGATTAGGTACCAAATCAAAATACCTCATCACGATTTCCCATGCCCATTTTTTATCCATCATTTTTATTGAAGGCCCATCTTTACCCATTTTCACTTCATTTATTACTGATGTATCTACTAAATCACTATCAATCAAATCAACATAATTTATCAGCTTTTTTAATGGTTTTCCATCTACTTTCACAGGCCCAAATTGTCCTATTACTTGTTCTTCACGCTGTCCCCATTTCACATAATCGCCAATATCTGCACCGATAATTTTCAGACAATATTTTAGCAAATCATTTATGTCTACTTTTATTCCCTCGCAAATTACATTTTTAAGATGTTTTATTTCAGCACGAATATCATCACGTTTTAGCAATATATTTGCCTTCTTAGCTGCACTCTTTTTATTAGTGGCTAAGCCTGATTTTAATATAGCTTGAGTGCCATTCCACTTTTCCACATAATAAGCACAAAACACTTGTTCAGCTTCTGTTAAATTAGGAGAAATATCTATTGTTTTAGAGGTTGCAACCTTTTTATTTTTTTGCAACTTTTTTGTAGTTGCTTTTACCATGGTTGCATTATCAGACCAGTATCGTTTTTTCCATGACTTTACAGTAGATAAACTAACCTCGTATTTAGTGGCTATTTCAGCATATTTCATGCCTTTCTTATAATCTTTTTCCGCCAACTCATATTTTTTTACTTCATTTGGCATTTCACCACCTTCCTTGATTAAAAATGAGCATAAAAAAAGGCACATGACCTATATCTTAGTCATATGCCGTAATAACTTTCAAATGGATATAAAAAACCTTGATATCATTATAACATAAAAATCGATAAATTTTTCCTAGAAAAAATAAAAATTTTTTATTTTTTTCATTTGGTTCTCAAGTGGCTGTGGATTTAAAACATATCTCGCCTGATCAGTTTCCTCTTCTC